ACTGTGATCAGGTTGGATGCCTGGACCAGATGGCGCAGCCCGACAGGTCCCTTGTCTGTCCCGTCGCCACGGATGAAAGCAAGGTCTTCGCGGCGTGCGATGGTCTGGACCAGATCATCGCGGACGATTTCTTCGACGCCAATCGGTGAACGGCGGATCAGGTCATTGGATACCGGAACCATTGCCGTCAGTTTCTTGGCGACGAAGTTGACATCATCGAACCGCTCTTGGCTGATCCCGATGTCGTCAAGCTCGTTCTGGTAGGCAGCAGTGGCACCGCCGGCCAGACGCGGGATGGTCAGGTTGCCCATCGGCATTCCGACTTCCATCGGGTTCGCGCCGCGCACAGCCGTCAAGGCACGCAGAAGCTCGATCAGGTCCGCCATGAAATCTTGCGGAATGAGCGCACCGCCTTCGCCGGTCACGCCCGAGTTGAGTGCCCTGGCCACGATGTCATCACCGAAGCGATTGGTCACGAACTCGGACGCCTTTTCCATCGAGACATGATGGAAGCGGGCATGCAGCAGCCCCAGGACGTAACGCGCTGCCTTGACGCCGCGCTTGTCCTTCAGACCGGCATCAGGATCGCGCTTGGCACGCGCAGGCACTGTGGTTGTCCGCACGCGAAAGCCGCTGCCCGGTTGCAACGTCTTGTCATCATCGTCCTCGGAGTCGCCGTCTGCGGCGTCCTGTGCGCCTTCCGCTGCTGCCTGCATGGCAGCGGCTACACGTTGCAGGCGCTGGTCAATTGCAGCCAGGGCAGAAGACAACTGATCGAACGTGCTTTGCTGTTCGTCATCCGGCTTGTCATCGTCATCAGCCTTCACAATCTCGCCCATCTTGGCGACGATCTCGGAACGCCGACGCTTTAGCTCGCGGTGCTTTTCACTCAGGGTGGCCATTGGTCAGGTATCCTTTATTGCAGCGCGTTTCCGCGCGAATGGTTGATGGATGCCACAGCCCTAGACTTCGGTTGCCAGGGCAAGTTGGAACGCGCGTCGGCGGCGTGCTCGTGCTCTTGTTAATTCTTGATTGAAGGCTGTCACTTCCTCGCCGGTCGTCGGCGGGGTGTCGGACGCGATTGCCGTTCCTTCGCCCGGTCCTGGCGCGTCAATCAGCGCCTCGGGATTGGCCGGAACGGTGACAATGGATAGCTCCACGAGTTCCTGTTCCTCGAAGTCGATGCCGGGGAACCAGTCATCCGCGCCACGAGATGCATCGCGCGTGTAGTCCCATTTGACAGGTCTAAAGCCGACACTCGTCGCGGCAATGAAGCCGCCGCGTGCCAGCCGGTAGACCGACTCCGCGAACATGCCGCCTTCCGGCGTGTCTGCCGGAATGAACTCGACCGATGCCTTCAACGCGCCGTCTTCAACCTTGACATCGAAGGCGCGTCCGATTGGCAGCCTGGATGCATCATGTCCCCACAGCACCACGGGGTTCTGCTTAAAGTTTTTCAGGTCCCAACCGGCGATGGCGATCTTGTCCTGCTCGCGGTCAACCGCATCAGTGCTGATCGTGAAGCGCAGCGCGCGCAGGTCGCCTGTCATCTGTTCAGCAGGTCCGATGATCTGCTTGCGGATGCCAATGGCACCCCTTGTCACGTTCCGGCCACGGTTGAAGGTCTTAAACTGCGTCGCGCTGACGATCATCATGCGTTGGCACCTCCAGGTTGCGGCGTGGGTGCGGCGGCAGTGGGCGCATTGCTTGCCTCGGACGGCGCGGCTGCGGTTGGCGGCTGGTCAGTTGGTACTGCCGTGTTCAACGGCACCCGGTATTCGTCGCCGTGGCCGTCATCGATGGGATTCATGTTCTCCCTGGCGCGCACCTCGTTGCGGTTCATCCAGCCATTGAGCGTGCCGATCTGATACGCCTGGAACCTCGTCAGCAGATCGCCCCTGGTCATGTCGTCAAAGTCGAACTTGCATTCCAAGGTCATGCGCTCGTCATCGAACAGAAGATGATGATCGAACAACTGTTCCAGCGAGCGCGTGGTGGGCTTCAATGCGCTGTCGACGTATTGCTGATTCTGTTGCTCGATATTGTTCAGCGTTGCCTTGTCAAGTTCGCCAAGCCGGTGCGGTGGCACGCCATAAAGCCGGCAAATGTCAATGACCTGGAAGCGGCGTGTTTCCAGGAACTGGGCTTCCTCGTTGGTGATGGCCACCTTGTCGAATTTCATGCCTTCCTCAAGCACCGCAGCCTTGTGGGCGTTCTGCACGCCGCTGTGCGTCTCGCGCCAGGAATTTGCGATGCGGTCTGCTGCTTCCTTGGACAGCTTGCCAGGATGACTGATAACACCGCCGATCTGCCCGCCTTGGCGAAACAGGACGCTTCCGTGTTGCTGCGTGGCCAGTGCAAGGCCGATGACATCCTGCGCAATGGCGATGGGGGAGACACCGACATATCCATCCATGCTGATATTCTTGATGTGGATCATGTCATCAGGCGGGACCAGCAGACCGTAACCGAGGCGGCGGCTGTTGATGCGATACCAGAGTTCACCATCATCGGTCAGCATGATCGTGCAGCGATCAGGAGCGATAGGGACTAGCTCAATCGGGTTCGCGTCATTGTCACGTTCCACCACAACGAAGGCGTTGCCGCGCAGGCAGAGCGACGTGACGGCGTAGCCGATAAACTCGAACCATGTTTGCCAGCGGTTCGGCCTGACGAAGACCTTGTTGAGCGGATGCCTTAGCTCGCGCTTGTATCCACCGCCGCCCAGCTTTCGCCGGATGAACGGCGAGAGCATTGCGATGTCCTGGCTGATCGCACGGATGCAACCATAAACGGCTGCGGCTTGCAGTGCGGTGAACGGGGTAACAGGAACGCCGGTATTCGATGCATAGCCACCAAGCGCGGCATACAGCATCGGTTGCGGCCAGCCCAGACCGCCCAAGGTGGACGTGACAGCAGCCGAGTCCTTCACCACGGCAGCGGCTGCCCCGGCTGTCATGAATTCGCGCCGCGTCAGGCGCGGCTCGCGCGGCGTGCCCTGAAGGGAACCGTATGGTCGCAAGGTCATATTGCAGGTCCTAGGTCCACCATGACGTATTGCGAGCGGTCAACCACGCTTGCATCGCCGCCAGTGATCGAAACCGGCTGGCGTGGTGCATTCTGGCCACCATCCATGATGGCAAGCTGGACGGTCACAGTCGGATTAAATCCAAGCACATCCGCATACAGGTTGACCGTGAAGCCTGATGCTATGCGCCCGACGACGGGAACCTGATCCATGCCATAGGCCCAGATGTGACGTTCTGGATTGCCTGCAATGCGCGCGGCCAGGAAGACGATGCCCTGTCCGACTTGTCCGCCTGATGGTCCGGTCAGTTTCACATTGGCTGACAGGCTGACCATGATGCGCGAAATGCCGCCGCGCTGGATCGGGAATGCTCTTGTGTCCAGGTCGATCCAGTCACCATTCACAGGCAGCGCCAGATCAGCCGGAACATTGAACAGCAAGGAAGACGCCCGCTGCGTGTCCACGTAAGACTTGGTTGCGGCATCCTGCGGCGCGGTCGGCATGCCTAGTGCGGTGATCCTCTGATTGACCATGCTGATCGGCACGGCAACCATCAACTGATTGTAGAACCACTGCATGACGACTTCGCCGCTGATCCCGACAACCACGACGTTGCCTGTGCGGAAAAAGCCGGTTGAATTGTCACCGATTGCCAGACCTGGATCGGTGACGCTGGTGCCGCGCGCTGTTATCAGCGTGCCGTCCATCTGCCCGCCAGCCTTGGCAAGATACGGCGACAGGTCAGGCGGCGGCGGCACCAGCGCATCTGCATAACGCTTGGTCACGGCATGGTTGTCAGCGGTCGGCTCCAGCGCAAGCGACAGGATGCCGGTCATCAGCCCGCCATCCCTGCGCAGATACGGCCCCAGGTCAGGCACCAGCGCATCGGCGTAGCGTTTGGTGGCGGCTTGCAGGTCTGTTGCTGGATCAGCCGCCAGCGCGAGCGAGCCGGTCATCTGTCCGCCATCGAGGCGTAGATACGGCGTCAGGTCTGGCGGCAGACCGTCTGCATACCGCTTGGTCACGGCATGGTCAGGCTGCGTCGGTTCAATCTCCAGCGCCAGCGCGCCCTTGGCTCGTGCATCTGCCAGGAACAGTGCTTCACCATTGACCGTCAGACCGCCCTGGAGCGTGCCGCCGGTCAGGGGCAGCACAGCAATCCAGCCGTGATTCAACCGGCCATACGTCAAGCCTGGAGGCGCGTCGGGGAATGACGGCGGACCTTCAATGCCCTGCGGGCCTTGCTCCCCCTGGTCGCCTTGGGGGCCTTGGATGCCTGGATCGCCACGCGGACCTGCTGGACCGATGCCGCCCTGCGGGCCGGCTGATCCTGGCAAGCCTGACGGACCTGCTGGACCTGCTACGCCCTGGCTGCCTGGAACGCCTTGCACGCCTTGCAGACCGGGCGGGCCGATGCTGCCTTGCGGTCCTGCTGGACCTGGAACGCCTTGGGGGCCTTCCGGCCCAACCGGACCTGTCACCGGCCCGAGGCTGATCCATTCCTCGCCTGTGTATACGAAGACATGCTGCGCCTGCGGATCATCGTCCAGCGGCTGGAAGACCACGCCCTGTCCGACCAAGACTTGCAGATCGATGAGCGGTCTGCCTGGACCATCGAAGTCGGCAGGGATCAGACCGTCTGCCGGCAGGTCAGCCGGTCGTGCGACCAGACCGAACACGCCAACGATGGTGGTGACTCGGCCTTCAGGACCTGTCGGACCTGCTGGACCTTCTGCACCCTGCGGACCTGCCGGCCCAGGCGGTCCAGGCATCCCGCTTTTCACATGGATGTCGATGGCACGCGGCTCGCCAAGGATGCCGGTGATGATATCAGGCATCAGGCAGAATCCGTCACAGAGGGCGTCACGAAGACATGGCCGGAAACAACGGTCGCAACGGTGCCGTCGTCTAAGGTCAGTTGCAGATCCCAGACCGCGCTGCGACGGTTCAGCTTCAGCGAGTCTTCCTGCGATAGCTCGGCCTCGATGACGTTCGGCAGCGTGGTCTTCAGTGGCAATGCCAGGATCAGTGGCCCGCCATGGCGCTCGCGTATCTCGGACTTGGGCGAGGCAGTGGTCAGGTCTACTGGCTGCGTGCGCTGGCGGTCCTGCCAGAGCGTGAATACCCAGGTCGCGGTATCACCGCGATACAGTTTCAGGTTGAAGACTGCGGGGGCGAACACGCTCGGCAGGACCTTACGCTAGATCACTTCGGCTCGGGCCGAGGCGGCAACGGCGGGATGGCTTCAGGATCAACGGCAACATACCGCCAGCCGACGCCAGGAATGCCGGCGACGACCCAGTAGACCTTCGGACGGTCGGGCAGGCTCGGGCGTCCTGGCAGGCCCTGGTCGGGTGCTCCAGGCTGACCGGGCGGCAAGCCCTGGTCGGGCCTTACAGGACCACCTCCAGGAGCAATCGGATGCGATGGCCGGTCTGGACGTTCTGGACGCCCGCCCACAGGCGGCCAGATGCTGCCAGGGGGCGTCCCAGGCGGCGCTGGCTGGATTGGATGGCTGGGCGTCAACGGCGGCCAGATACCAGGAGGTGGCTCGGGCAGCCCGCCGTCAATTTCACCAACACCTTCGTCGATGCCATAGTCTGGATCGACCGGCCCCTCTTCACCGGGCAGTCCCTGATCAGGATGGCCGAGACCGCGCCTACCGATGACGCGGAGGAAACCTTTCACGCGAGGCATGTGCAAACTCCGTTTCTGTTGAAACTAACTCAGCACGAGCAGACCCCGGCTTTCGTAGACCGAGGTTGCATCGACGTGCGACATGCTGCGAGCAATCGCCATGATCACCGCCATCGTCGCGTCGATCTTGTTTTGGTCCCTTGCCCTGCGGGGGAAGACGTTCCCGCGCGGATCATAGTGGCCGACGGTATTGGATATGCACCACGCGAGTGGACCATTGCCGTCATGGCGCAGCCGGCCAGCGCGCGATGCGGCGTCGAGTTCCTTGGTGGGTTCGCTGAAGTTCTGGACGTTCTGGCGCATCTCCACCATCGGCACGCTTTCAGCCATTAAGCGTTGCGAAAGCTGCGTGGCGTTCCATGGATCATAGGCGACTGCCTGGACCTGGAAGCGATGGCATAGCTCCAGGATGTCTGCCTCGATGCGCCCGAAGTCGGTTTCATTTCCTGGCGTGATGATCAACTGACCATCGCGTGCCCAGCCTGGATAGGAAGGGTTGCGCGCCTCGTTCACCGCGTCTTGGTTCAGGTAGCAGCGCGCGAAGACTGCATACCCATTGCCTTCAGGAAACACGATGCCGATGGCGGTTAGGTCAGTCTTGCTGGCAAGGTCTACGCCGATGTAGCAAGGCTGACCGGCAAAGTCGTCAATGGACAGCGATGGGTCTTTGCAGTCCTGCCAATGGCGCATACTGAACAGCGCATCGTCAGCGCCTACCCAGATATTCAGGTGGCGTGTCTTGAAGATCGACTCCTGCGAGGCGTTGTTCCTTGCCTGCTTGGCGAAGCCACGGATGGCGTCAGGCATGACTGACTGACCCCAGCCAGGATTGACCTTGCGCCACGTAGCCTCGTCCCAGGGGTCGTCTTTGGCGTCTGCCGTATAGATCAGGCTGAAAAGCCGGTCATCGTCCTGGATGCCTTCCAGGACCCGTAGCGAGTAGTCCCACAGTTGCTTGCCGATGCCTGCCGTGTTGTCGGTCGCGGTCGTGATGCCAATCAGCAATGGCTGCTGACGTTTGCCCATCGCCGTTCTCAAAACGTCGTAAACCTGCTGCGTCTTGTGACTGGCAATCTCGTCGCAGACGGCAATTGCTACGTTCAAGCCGTCCAGCGCCTTCGCGTCTGAACTGATAGGCGCGAACCGGCTGGCGGTGTGTTCCTGGAAGATCGCATTGACCATCACCTTGACGTTGTGCGGCGGCTTCTGGATGCGGGATGTCCTGCGCACCATCTGCTGCGCCATGTCGAACAGGATGCGTGCCTGATCCCTGGTAACGGCTGCAGCGTAGCCTTCTGCGCCGCCCTCACGTTCCATGAAGGTTGAATACAAGGCAGCCGGGGCAACGATGGTCGTCTTGCCGTTGCCACGAGGCACGGCGATGAAGGCTTGCCGGAAGCGGCGGACCTTGGTGCCAGCTTCCACGAAGCCATACAGGTTCGCGTATACGAACCGCTGCCAGTCCATCAAGCGCAGTGGCTTGCCAGCTTCAGGACCTTTGATGTTCGGCAGCATCGACACGAACATCATCGCTCGATTGGCCAAGCCTATGTCGAATTGCCATGGACTGTTGCTGTTGCGTGCATCCTGCAATTCGCGGATGAACCGCTGACAGGACATGCGCGCGGTTTCGCATGCGCTGGCATCATCTGCCATGCGTTCTGCGAAATCGACAGCAGGGGAAACGTGGTCGCGACTAAGCGACATCCTTGGCAAGCTCGTCCCAAGGATCAATCTCGCCCTCGATCAACGGGGCGGCATGACCTGGAATCAGTTGGATGCGTGGCCGGCTGGCTGGCGAG